ATAAAATTATGGTTAAGCGGTTCTGCCGGCGCATCTATTCCAAATTATGGATTTCTTTTAAAATATGCAGATTCTGATGAAACGGGATCTAATGTTACGGGTTATGTAAGATTTTTTAGTAGAGATACGCATACTATATATGTTCCTCAGTTATTAATGTATTGGGATAACAGTACATTTACAACAGGTTCGTTATCCCAGATTAATACTGAATCATTTGTTATATATAACAACGTTAAACCGCAGTATAAAGACACTGAAATTGCAAAAATACGAGTTTATGCACGGGACAAATATCCTAGAAAATCTCCTACGAATTTATTTCCATATGAAACTGTAAAATATTTGCCAACTACTACTTATTATGCAGTTTACGATGCAGAGACAGATGAAGCTATAATTCCGTATAATGATATTTATAATAAAGTTAGTTGCGATGCTACTAGTAATTTCATTTATTTAGATATGAACGGTTTTATGCCGGAACGATATTATCGTTTAGAATTTAAATTAAAAGATGGATTTACGGAACAGTACATTGATGACAAAATTTATTTTAAAGTAGTCAGATAATGGATAAAAAAATACAAGTAAATACTACATCTATTAATACTAGATTAAATGATCCAGTAGCTGGTGATCAACAAGCAAAATATTTAAAACGAGGATTAACTTATATTTCAAATGACAATGCCGTTATACCTCGAGATGCAGGCGGAAATATTATATTTAATGAAGGAGCTAATTCAAATCCATTATTAATAATCGATCCGGTAGCAGAACAAATTCAATTAAATTCAGCATTAAAAATTTTAAAAACTAGTTTTCAATATTATAAGTTTCCGGTTTCAGTTACTGCTACACAAAATCCAGATTTGAACGTAGATTTCGATTTAAATCAAGATCCCGTATATGCAAGATATAAACCTAGTGAAAATAGATTCATTAATGCTACAGGAATTCCATCCGGAATATTATTAGATGAAATTGTAGAAGGAAATCCGCAAACTAGCGTTAATACGTATTATATTACTAAAGATATTAAAAATTCTGGAGTGGATATTCGTATACGTGCTAAAATATCACATTACTTTTTAGCAGCATCTGGATTCGGAACATGTTATTTTACTTTGATGCAAAGTGGACCTAATAAACCGATTAATCGTTATTTTAGACCTGGGCCTAATTCATCCTATGCATCTATTCCAGTAACGAATCCGTATAATAATGATATTGCTAACAGAGCGTCACAATTTTTAAATGCAGTTAATTCGTATGTTGATTCTGCAAAAACAAGAATCAATTTATTGCCAGGTGGTCCACCTAAAGCTGCATTAACAAATCATTTTAATTTAATAAAATCAAAAATACCAAACGATATACAATCGGTAGCAATACCTGGGTATCGATTAAATCAAACTTTAGTAGCATTATTTATATTGCCTATTACTTCACAAGCAGTTGTTTTTGCAGATTTACAAGATGATTATAATAATACAACATCAATATTATCATTATATGGAGATTTAATAATACAAGCTGCTCAAGTAGACGGCCCGGTTCCTGGTTCTATAAATCCAGGAGAAACTCAAATATTATATATCGATGAAATTATTCCTAATTCACAGTTCGATGCGGGAGATTCATTTGGTATTGGTGCATTTGCAGGTCAAGAAGAACAACATACAATTTTTTCAGAACAAACTTACATGGTCGTAACAAATGCATCGAAAAATGTCGACGAATGGAATCAACCGGTTGGATAATTTATGTTAAAACAATATAAAAATATTGATCAAATAAAAACGGCAGAAAAATCTATTTCTGCTACTAGAATTGATACATCTCAGTCTGACTTTTTTAGTTATGATAAAAATAATAGAATTCAACAAATACCAGAAATAACAAATCAAGCAGATGATATCCGAATTGAATTTCATGCATATTCCGATGATACTTGGGTTACTGGAAATCATAGATTAAATTTACAGAGTAAAGTTCCGGAAATTACTGATAATAAAACTAAAAAATTAGCAAGATTTCCAGCTAAGCCGGTTGCAATCGATTTATATAAAGAATTTGAAAATTTAAAATTAACTTCGGGTCAATTTAGAGTTGCTATAAATTTCTTTAAAAATTTAATCGGAAGTTACGAACAACAACATTTACGTATTGATGAAATTTCTCCAGATCGTACGGAATTAAGATTACGTGCAATTGATGAAACTAATGTAGAATATGCACAACAAATAATCAATTACATTTCTACCGTACGACATACGACAGGAAATTTTCATAAAACGTATTTATTAAATTTTAGTAGAAATCAAACGGCATTTTTTGTTAATAGCGTTGTAATAGGAGAATATTTATACGTTAAATTGCATGAACCGTTAGACGATGCAATTGATGTTAATTTTAAATGTTGGGTTGTTCAAGAATTAAAACCTGCGTATATTGATAAAGTAGTAATTAATTCATTACAATCACAAAATCAATATAGAAAATTAGCTAATCCGAATTGGCAAGCAAATTATTCATATAATACTTCTACAGAAACTGGACTAAAAAATTGGAATGATTTATTGGGTTCTTCTGTACAAACATCACAACAAATTGTCGATGCATATTTTTCTGGCAGTTTAGCTGGAGTACAATTAAACGTTGATTATTCCGATTTTAATAATTTTATATTTTATAGTTCAGCTACGGAACGATTAGAAAATTTTAAATATAAATTAGAATTAATTGAATATTATGCATCTCAAAGTATATTGGTATCTCAATTATCGGGTAGCGTTGCAACAACAAATGCAGCAGATTATGAATCAAATAAAACTAATCTAATTAGTGGTTTTGATGCGTTTGAAAAATATTTATATTATCAATCTTCTTCCATATTAACTACGTATGATATTCCAAAAGAATCGGCAATCGTGCCTACAATTACAGGTAGTTATATTTCACCAGTACCAAAAACTAATTCAACAGTACCATATACTTTAGCATTCACTACTAGCAATCAATTTAAAACTTGGTACACAAATTTGTATCAAACAGCATCGGCATTTGATGAGTTGAATTTCAATAATTTAGTTAAAGCTGTACCAGAATATATTCGTTTCGACGAAAATAACGCACAAATAACTACGTTTGTTAACATGTTAGGACATCATTATGATATATTGTATACATACATAAATCATATGACTAAAATATACAAACGAGAAGAAAATCCAAAGTTAGGTATGCCAAAAGAATTATTATATTCTGTAGCAAAACAATTTGGATGGAATTTAACAGATGGAAATCAATATCAAGAACTTTGGCAATATGTTTTAGGTACCGATGAAGTTGGTACTCCATTAACTGGATCGAATACTGTCGGAGATCCGAGCGTTCCTGGACGAGAAATGACATACGCAGTATGGAGACGAATTGTTAACAATTTACCTTTATTGTTAAAGTCTAAAGGAACTAAACGAAGTGTACAAGCTCTTTTATCATGTTACGGTATTCCGCAATCCATGATTAGCATTAATGAATATGGTGGACCTAGATTAGATAGAGCTCCTGTATATGAAAAATTAAATTTTGATTATGCATTAGATTTATTACAAAATCCTGCGGGTACTGTTACTATAAATTATTCCGAATCGATTAATACGGTAGAACTTAGATTTAGAACAGATAATGTAATTACTAATCCAACTATGTCTAGTACAATGCATTTATATACCATTGGGTCAAATGTAGTTACAATAGATTATACAAGTGGTACGTTAGGTACTATATTAGTTAATGGTACGGGTTCTGCTAATATTGAAATGTTTGATGGTGGATGGTTAACTACTATGTTACGAAGCACTGGATCTAAATTGGAAGTTGTTGCAAAAAGATCTAAATATGGAAAAATTGTAGCAGCAGTTTCAGCATCAGCAACTGCGTCTTTTGATTATTCAGGGTCAGTTGTATTAGGAGGTACTAGTTTAGGTGCATCGCGACTTGAAGGACAATTACAAGAATTACGAATTTGGTCTAGTAGTTTGGCTGATTCTGCATTTAATAATCATGTTAAAGCACCAGCAGCATATGATGCTAATGTTGATGCATACGATGAATTATTATTCAGATTACCATTAACGCAAAAAATTAATCATAATCTTACTGGATCTTTAGTTGGTGTACAACCTAAATTATCTTCACTATCAGCATCGTTCTCTGGCTGGACTACAGCAACTCCATATGATTCTATAGAAGAAATATATTACTACGATTCATTATCTATTGGAGGTGGCACATTTGATGACAATAAAATTCGTTTAGAATCAAATGAATTAGTTGGAACTTTAGATGTAAAAACTAGAGCAGAACGTAGTCAATATGATAAAGCTCCGTTAGATAGTAAAAAATTAGGAGTATATTTTTCTCCACAAACAATGATTGATGAAGATATCATTGCACAATATGGTTTTATTGATTTAGATAATTATATCGGCGATCCAGGATCAAAAAATGATAAATCATATCCAGATTTAATACAAAAAGCACAAGAATATTGGAAAAAATATGCTGATAAAAATGATGTAAATTCTTATATAAGAATGTTTACGTTATTCGATTTAGCATTTTTTAAACAATTAGAACAACTATTACCGGCACGTGCTGATAAATTAACGGGAGTATTAATACAACCAAATTTATTCGAACGTAGTAAAGATACAATATTACCATCAATTAAAAAATTCGAATCAAATTATTTAATAGAAATTTCAAATATACATCCATCGGGGTCTGGAAACTATTTACAATATACCGGTTCTATACAAGATGATATTTTAAGTTTATCTGCCGAAGATGATAATCAATGGCAAATGTATTTAACTGCATCGGTAGAAAAAAAATATAATGGTACTACGTATTCATATGATTATTTAATTTTATCTGGAAGTAGTTGGATTACTGCATCTACTCCGGAGTGGAGAAGTGAGGCGGTATTACCAACAATCATTGATAGCGTATTTTCTGAATATCGTTTTCAGTCCGGAACGGTTTCATATGTCGTTGAAGATTTAGCTGGGGTTGTGTATGGAGTTGGAACGTATGGAACTAGTAGCTATGCTATATTAACTTATGGATTATCCGGAAGTTTTGCACAAGTACAAGATTATATTCCTGCAGGAATTTCTAATCATCGTTTTAACGGATCAAAAATTTCATCGCCGGCATTTAATATTAATTCTACACAAACAGTAGATGGCGGTCCAGTTGTAGAATGGCGTACTACTAATCCAAATCAATTGATATATCAAAACAATGGAGATCAAGGATCATTTGTTTTAGTTTAGCATCAAAATTAACAATATGTATATTTATATAAAATAAGGTTAAAACAATATGGGATATTTAGATAATACTAGTGTAACAATCGATGCAATTCTAACATTAAAAGGACGAGAATTGCTAGCAAAAGGCGGAAACGCATTTAATATTACGCAATTCGCAGTTGGGGATGATGAAATTGATTATTCATTATGGAACCCAGATCATCCGTTAGGAACAAATTATTACGGTACTATTATTGAAAATATGCCAATTACGGAAGCAATTCCGGATGAAACTCAAGCATTAAAATATAAATTAATTACATTACCAAAACAAACAACTAATATACCGGTTATAACTGTTGGAAATACGGCAATTACTTTATTAGCTCCAGGTGATAGTACTATTATTGCACCTAATACTAGCAACTTCCAAGGGGGCAATGCGACGTTAGGATATACAGCAATTTTATCAGATTCAACCGTTGCAGATATTCAAGTTACACGTGCTTTACAAAATTCAGTACTACCAACTACACCTCGTTTTATTGGAGATAACGAAGACGCACAAAGTGTTGCAGTATCTGGATTTGAATTCCGAGTTATAGCTAAAACACAATTAATTGAAGACAAAACTGCTACTATATCAATTATTGCAAATGAAACTGGAGGAAGTGTAACAATTAATTTAACAGTTAAAAAAGCAACAACTGCTACTATTTAATAGGCATAAATCATGAATGAAAACATTTTAATTGCACGTTTAAAACAACAACCGAGACACGGACAATTACCAGGAAGAATAACTCCGGCGATTCAAAATTTAAGGAATCAGCTTCCTGAAACTGCTGGTTCTGTTGCAGCAGCTGCATCGACTGCGGTAAATGAACAAGTGCAACAGTTAGCACAACAGTTAGCAAATCAGATGGTTGCTGAGATGCAACAATCTCAAGTATTATCTAGAAATGGTCGTGTGTATACGAAATTTGATATAGCAAATGATGTAATATCAAATCAAACGGAAGTTGTTACCGCTGGATTATGGAGTGATAATCTTGCAAGTTTAACTACATATTTTACATCATCTACTCAAACTACATCACAACGTAGATATTATGTTGATGTTTATCAAGATACCCCGACTGCCGACGGCGCTGCTATACAATTTTCTTTAGCATTCGGGCATGCATTAGGTAGTGGATCTGATTCTCAAGGACAATTAAATGATTCTCCTAGTAAAGCAATCTATTCGCAATATCGACAATTATTATTAAATCCAAGTGATACGAGATTTACAACAGCTGGCTCTGGCAGTACCGATTACATATATGTAGTTAATTTTAAACGTAATCGTTTAAAAGAACGTTTAGATGCTGGAAATTTTGAATTACCGTTACGAGTAATATCCGGATCTCGTCCTACTAACGCAACAGGTAGTGTTAATGTATCCGGTTCTCGAATAATTACATTGATTGACGATTCTTCTATTGCAGCTGCAACTAATGTTGGTGCTGGTAAAGTTTATAACATTGTATCTGGATCAATAAATTCAGGGGTACATAATCCTACTGCTCCAACTTATTTTGGATTAGCATATCCAGATTATGGAACGTTGATATTAGACGGAAAAATGTTAGATCAACATTTAAATTTCCAAACTAATACCGGTTCTAGTTCAGAAGGAAACAATCATTTTGCTTTATTCCGTTCCGTTTCCGGTTCAGCATTGCTAACCAACCCATCAACTTCAGATCCATATGGTTTCCAAGCACGTAATTCAGAAAAAATTACTAGTACACATTATTTTGTTAGAATTAAAAATGCTGAATATAATTTTTCTAATAATCCATCTTATGTAACTGGGTCAGTTGGTCAAATTGCACAATCTACATTTATCGGAGATCCAAAAACATATATTACTACGGTAGGTTTATATAACGATCGACAAGAATTGTTAGCAGTTGCTAAATTAAGTCAACCATTATTAAAATCTTTCCAACGAGAAGCATTGATACGAGTTAAGTTAGATTACTAAAATCAACCGATGATTTTGAGCCCGTTATATTTATAATAAAGTATAACGGGTTTTTACTGAAATGGCAGAATCACAATTAGCAAACATACAAGATAAATACGAAGGATTATATCCTACTGTTTTTAAAAAAGTAGATTCTGCAGATATTATGCTTAATCCATTTCCTGTATATAAATTGTGGGCGGCACCTTCTGGGAGTTCTACTAGTAGTTTATTGCCATTACGTGCAATATATACAGATGGTTTACCGGCATTAGGATCTGAATTAACATATAACGATGCAAAGAATATAGATGATAGTTTGCAAACTGTTACATATTATTCAATTAATCATTTATATTACAAACATAAAAATTCTCCTACTCAAACATACGGACCAACAGATTTAAATCGTGCGAAAAAATATTTGTATGAAACTGCGTCTGTTTTTTCAATACCACAAATAAAATTCGGTGAATCAATTAAACCAGCTTCATTTGCGATAAAAGATAGTATAGATACAATTTCTGCAGACCGATATGGAAATTTAAATTTAGTGAATGTTGACACTAGTTCGTTAGTAACTGGAGAAAAATGGTATGAAGGTTTTAATGAATATTTTGAT